ATTTGTTTGATTAAATCTTATTCCGCATCAAACGCCAAGTTACCACCAGGTGCATTGAATGATGCAATAGGTGCTTCTGAATCACTCTCGAAGTCTTGTGATGTTTGTGAAGCGTTTTCTGTGTCAATATCGTTGTCGATATTCTTGCGGTTCCAGTAATGGAATGCGAATGTCACAGGCATGGTGACCACTTCCCCATCAGTACCGATGTTGTATGTCAAAGCACCAACAGTCTGTGGGTAGATGCCCCAGAATGTGTACTGTGATGTGAACATCCCTTGTTGGTCGAAATGTGTCATTGTCAAGTAACTTCCGTTACTACGTGTGATCGATCCACTAGCTTTCCGGTCGTTGAACACTGCGAATGACCAATCTTCGAAAATCCGGCGGATGTTCAAGTTCTGATCCATTCTGAATACAACTTCCCATGCGCTGCTGCTCTCATACTTGGCGTTACCAGGTAAGTTGAACTCCAGTCCATGATAGTTGAGTGCCTGGTTGGTTATTGACCGCCCGGGTAGTGTTGTACTCTCAACATAAAGTTTAGTTTCGAAATCATCAATCCCGTCAATAGCCCCGTCAAAGCCGGGATTTATATGTGTGATTCTGAATTGATGTTGACGAGCAACTTCACGTCGTGTTAACGCTGTGTAAAACGCTTCGATATTATATTTGTCTAAGTCTGCCATAATTGTTTCTCCTAAAAGTATTTAGTCTGTATATCTATTATCCGATCAATTCTGAGAAGTTTTGATCTGTTCTGGTTGCGTAGAAGTTGACCAAGATAAACTCAGCAGCTCTTACAGGTTTAATGTATATATCGACCACCAGTTCGTTCTCATCTATAACAGCCGGTGGGTTGTTACGATCATCACATACTATCAAGTAATCATACAACCCTCGAGTCGATTTGACCCGTTGGAAGATAGGAGTTAACAACGATAGTACTGTTGTTCTGGTTCCAAAATCATTTGGTTCAAACACCAAGTACTTGACTGTTTGTCTCACAGCCTTTTCCAAGTACAAGAACATCCGGCGGACGTTGATTCTGTCGAATGCACTGGGCTTGGCTTGCAATGTCTTCTGACCGAAAATCACGAAACCGTCACCAGGGAAGAACGCTAGAGGATTCAAGCTGATCTTGTAGAATTGATCACGTTGTTTCTGATTTGGACGTATGGCCATGTCAAGTGCGTTGGTGATCAGACCGCGAGTGAACCCGGCTGGCGCGAACCATGGAGCGTACTGTTGATCTGACCGAGCGTAGGATGCTGCGATCACACCACTGTTAGGTGCCCAGAAGTCTTTGTCTGTGAATGCATCATACTGCTTGAGCCAGTTACCATAACACGCAGCATAGTTGGTGTTGGTGGTGCTGAGCAAGTGCTTGAGCGGGTAGAACACGTGCTGACTGAAGTTTTTGGATGTGTCCTTCATGGTCATGCCGTTTTTACCCTGTACGAATATGTAACGCAACGGATCAACAATTGTCATGTGATCTTTTCTGCGACTTTGCGCGAAAAGGATGAATGAGTTTGTAACAGCTTTCCAACTGTCGATGTTCGATTGACCGGTCCATGTTGGGGTACCTTGATGGTCCTTCCAGCCTGCTGCTTGTCCGGTACTGACGCCGATTGTGTTTCCATCTAGTCCGGAAACATCCAGAACTAGTTCATCATCATATGACACATTCAATGTGGCGTCATCAATAGTTTCATAAGCTGTTCCTGCTGTAACCATATCAGCTTTCAGCTGCTCTTGTTTGTACTGAACATACGTGTGGATGGTGCTGAGACCAGCATCAAGTGTGATGTCGATGTCAAACTCGTCAAGGTTTTGAAGTTTCTCGAAGTTACGCTCTATCTTTTGAACGATACTACCGATGCTCTTCTTGGCGCTTCCGGGTGTTTCTTCTTGATATGTACCAATTCCCCAGGCATATGCTTGACACTTGGGATGAAAACTAATGTTGGTGTTTGGTATGCTTGGGTTCGTTGTGTCAGTCAAGAATGTTCCAGTCTTTTCAGAAATCTGCTTGTTGACATATATCGAGAACAACGTGCTGCTTGAATCAGCAGTTTCGATGTAGAAGCTCTTGGGCTTACCACCGTTGATGTTGGCGATTTGTTTATAAGCGTCCAAACTTCCGACATGAGCTTCATCAAGTGTGAAGTCCAGCATGGTTGAGTCTGTGGCGTAAATACTTTTACGTAATTTGAAAACTCCGATACCGATGGTGTCTTTGTTTTCGTTGTTGGCGATGTCGAAAGAAGGTATGTTTTCAAACACTTCACTCATGCTGCCTTGCGCGCCAGTCACTGTGTGCGCTTTGGTTTCATAATTCATTCTTTCGGCCGGGATGTCGAAATAGTTTCCGGATTTACCAAATGTTTTGACTCCCTCGATCGAGTTGAACTCGTCGTTACCAGCGGTTCCATCCGCGATTGCGAATTG